CCCGCAACCTTTAACACAGCGCCTTCGGTTATTTCAAGCTCACCACCGATTACAAGCTTGTCGGGTCCTTCTGTATGGTTCTTGGCTGTATACATAGTCTACCTCCTTAAAAGGGGCTATTAAGCCCCTTATGGTGCCAGCACTGTTGTTACATCGAGGGTTCCGTATATAAACGCGCCAGTGTCTCGCGCTACAACGTCTTCTCGCTCAATTACACGTAGTTCAGTGCGGTCCTTTCTAAATGCTGTTCCACCGATGTTCGTGCTTGCAATCTCATGCCCCTGGCGCTCAAACATGACAATGCCCTCGGCAATATCACCTACAAAGATGGGCGCAAGCTTAGTTGATGTGCCAGTAGTAGCAAGTGCGCTGTTCGCAACAACGTGCACGACCTTACCGGCAAATAACCGCTGTGTCGGCTTTGTTATATCAACCTGCAGTATAGGCTTGCCTGTGCCATCCTCGAGCGTATCGAGGAACTGGAAGCCGTCCTGGTTAGTCACAATAACTGCGTTTGCAGCTATCATCGGGTCAAGTGTTACATTCAGCGCTTTCTTGATTTTCTTGTAATCAGAGCCGAATGCCGTTGCTGCGCCGGCCTGCAGAATTGCAAGTATAAGCGAGTTGCGTGTAACGACCGACTTCTTGCCGATCCACTTCATCAGGTAAGCGATGATGTTCTGGTCGCTGTCCTTAAGCAGGTCATTGGGCACAGGCATCCAGCCAGCATACTTCTTAATGGCATAAGTAAGGGGCTGGAACTGAGGATTTACCATCTCAGCAATATCTGCTGTATCGTCTGTAATGTTCTCCAGCGGCACCATTGCTGCGAGCTTCTCAAATACACGCGAACCCGAAGCTGTGTTAACAGGCACTGTTTCAACGAGCGCTTCAAGCCTTGGAAGGACTCTCTTAAACTCGTTTATTTTGGTCTGTACATCCTCAGGAACAAGAAGGCCACCATCCTCAGGATCTGTAGCAGTCATTGCATTAACTGCTTCACGCTCCTCTTCACCAAGCTGCTGACGCCTGAATGCTTTAAAGAATGCATTCCTGTAAGCTACCTCCAGGGTATCCTTGGGTTTAGAAGTCGGTTCAGGCAGCACTTCCTCAGCTTCAAGCTCTGCAAGCAGGTTAGCCTTGTCTGTTAAAGCCTTAGCTTCATCTGCTTTTGACCGGGCCTCTACCATTTTGTTTTCCGCAACTAGGTTGCGGGCCTCTGTCTTGAGCTGCTCGATTTGATTGCGCAGCTCACGCTCTGCTTTAGTCATTTTCTTCTTCCTCCTTTGATATAAAAAAAGACCCGTTAAATCAGGTCAATGTCGAGTAGTAAAGTGTCTTTGCCTGAGTCCTCCGGCTCGTTGGGCTCGGGCTCTATGGGTATAGGCTCATCGGGCAGTGGAGGCTCAGTCTGAACCATTCCGAGAAAAGCACGCGGTATGCTTTTAAATGCAGTTAAGTTTGCGGCTACACCATTAACTGTTAGCTTATCACCTATAATGGATGCTGCAACACTTTTGCCCTCTTCTATCTCGTCAGCGAACCCGAGCTCAACCGCATCCTCTGCGCTCATCCAGGTCTCTTCGCTCAGTAGTTTACGGATCTCCTCCTCTGTCTTGCCTGTACGCCCATACGCAGGCACAATCACACTGTCTGTGATTTTGTCAATTTCCTCTGCAAACTGCCTGAGCCGCTTACCATAGAAAAACCCAAGTAGCCCGATCATGCCCTCGTGCACCATCATCATAGACCCCTGCGGGATGAGGATCCGATCCCCAGCCATTGCTATTACTGATGCAATACTCGCAGCAAGGCCATCAACGTGAACCGTTATTTTTGCATCGTGCCGCTTGAGCATTGAATAAATTGCTTGCCCTGCAAAAACATCGCCGCCGCCGGAATTAATGTACAGGTCAATCTCTTTAACATCGCCAAGCGCATCAAGGTCTTTTTTGAACTGCTTAGGCGTTACTTCATCTCCATACCATGTAGTATCCGAAATATCACCATATATCTCAAGCTCAGCCTTATCCTTGCTCTTGGCCTGGAACTTCCAAAACTTTTTCAAGCATTCTCACCTCCTTTCATGTACGCAATACCCGCATGCTCTATTGGCACCATATTGCCGTTAAGGAATAGCCTGTCTGCACCTTCTATCGGCTCGTCTTCCTCCATCGCCCGGCATTCGTTAGGTGTCTTTATGCCGTTCTGTACAGCCCTCGCATACGCCTCGTACCGTGTCTTCGGGTCGCCACGGAGTATTACATCAGGGTTGTATTTAACGTAATACTGCTCTGCAAGCTCTGTTCCAGTAAGGACCTTATAGGTTATCTCCTGCTCGTACATCGTCAGGATAGCCATGAGTGTGTCCACGTAGAATTCTCTATTAGCCTCCGCCTGCGAAGCGTAGGAGGTTTTCTCTAACAAGTTCACCTGGTGCGGTTTTACACCGAAAGCTGCAGTCAGCTGCTGAATAGTGAGCTTAGCATTCTCCAAGAACTGCGCATCGGTAAGCTTAAGCGCTATTGGCTCATACTTGTAGCCTATAGGCATAAGCGAAATCCGGTTCACGTTTTTAAGACCGCTGGACATTCTCTCAAACGCCTCTCGGAAGGTCTTCTGCTTCTCTTCGCTCAACTCACCTACATACTGGACAATACCTGAGGTAGTAAGCCCATTCTGCAGTGAGCGATTAAGATAGTTCTCGGCTGCCTTTGCTGTTTCTATCTGTGTCTGCAACGCTTCAATAGGGCTTAGGCCGCGGATTCCATCAGTGCTTATCCCAGTGAAGTGCATTATTTCATCGGGCTTAATTTTGTGCTGCACGCCGCTATTATCTGAAAAGATATACCATAGCTTTGACCTGCACGATATAAGCCCTGTATCATCAACAAGGATCTGCACTTTCTCGCTCGGGAGCGGGTACAGTCCACGCACCTTGCCATCACGGCCACAGTCAATCCAAATATAAGCATTACCATGCACGTTGCGCCTCACCTCTGTTGTAGACCACATAGCAAACGCACTCATGTATGGATTAGGTCTAAGCTTAAGCAGCGGGTACAGGTAGTGATCTGCAGCCTTTCCTTCGCGGCCGCGGTAGATTTTAAGCGGCAGCTTGCCAAGTGTTTCTGCAAGTATTTTGATGCAGGTGTATGCAGTTATCTCTTTTAGTGCCTTCTCGCCTTTTATATTCAGCTCATCACCGTCAAGCCCTAGCCAAGAAGCAAGAGACTGCAGCCCTATTGATTGCTCAGGGGCGCTTGTGTTTCTAAACTTGAAAATCACCTATTACTCCCCCTTGCTATCCAAATTCCAGCGGCTAATAAAGCAATGCCTGCCGCAAACACCCCGGCTATGATATTAAGCAAGAATGTAGCTGTAACTATTGCAATCATTCCTGCGATAATAAGCATGTCGCTTAAAGTCATCCCCATAACCTCCTTAAAAAGTCACTGTCTGCAAACTCTGCAACGCTTATTATCGGCTTGTTGAGCATTGCAAGCTTATGCGCGTCTATCGTTGCATCGCATGGGTCGATACGCTTTGTTGTTTTCCCTTTGAGCTTTTTAAGCTTGATCTCGCCGAACGAGTTGCGCTCTGTAGTAACGTTCGCAAAGCTCCGAGCAAACAACTCATTGCACTTGTCGTACATAATGTTTCCGGCATCAACCTCGAGCTTGAAATCCTCCGTTGCACTGTGCAAGTTTCGCGCAGATTGGGTTATCATCGTGCAGTCAACTCCAAAGCTCTCCAAGTCGGACAGAAACGCATCTGCGTTAAACGGGTCATACGCAATTCCTAACAGCTGCAGCTCGTACTTCTCGATAAGCTCGCGATAATATGCAATGATGTATTTATAATCTGTTTTAAGCCCGCCCATTGTTTCAGTAAGCGTTAACAGTCCATCCCGCGCCCATATCGTATATGGCTCACGGTCTGTCCTTTCGTGCTCCGCTAACCGCGCCTTTGGCATGAACGAATGGCTTTCAAGGTAATACTTGCGGCGATTCTCGCCTTTTTCCTCTACATCAATCGGGAATTCAAGCACGCCTGATGTTAAGTCGCCGCCGCTCGAGAGGTCAAGACCTAAGTAACAGCTCCTGCCGCGCATGTCTTCAAGTGTTGTGTCAGATGCGCATGCTGCCCATTTCTCAAGATTGAGGTATTGCTCATCCGAAGCATGTACCCACATGTTTAGTGCCTTGGTCATAAAATTACGAAGCTCAGCCCCGCCCATCTCACGCGCTTTTATTGCATCGTTGCGCAAGCTGTTAATTATCTCTGGCGTCCATAACGGGTTAGACTTTTGCCAGTTGCTCTCATCCCACATATCATCGTCTGCATCCATATCGCAAATGAAGACAAAGTGCGTCTCGTCCTTCACAAGGCCATGCAAAACCTTAACCCCATAGTCATACTCTTCTTTGCAAGGGCTATTCAGGTCAAAACCTGCCGTTGTTATAATGCTTACAAGACACTCGGGCATGTTGCGAGTGCCGTCAACGAGCAGTTTGTGCATCTGGTTAGTTTTGTGTTTATGGTATTCATCCAAAGAGCCATAGTACGGACGGAAGCCGTCAATGCTCTCCGTATCACGACCAAGGGCCATGATATACCCGTTTGTAAGATTGCATTGTATTAGGCTTCTATAGTCCTGAATGGTGAACAGGCCTTTTGTTGTCTTTGACCCTCGTAACTCAGGGTCGGCGTTTATAAACTTATAGCATTCGCGCAGCACAATCTTGGCCTGCAGCTCTTTTGTTGCAGCCGTATAGACCTGCGGGTACTGATACCCTGCAAAATTGCCATAATAGAGTGCGGGAACCGCATTGCCTATTGACTTACCATTTTGGCGAGCAACCTGCTGGTAGGACGTTCTGAACCGCCTGCGCTTTGTATCTTTATGTATCCAACCGTTCCAGGAACCAAACACAAAATCTTGGAACCCTTTCAAGCGCAACGGCCGCGGCTCATCGCCCTCAGCCAATACTAACATTTCAGCAAAGTGGATAATGTCATGCGCTTTATTGATATCCCAGATATAAGGGAATTCCTCCGTTCCCTGCCGTGACAGATCCGTTAAGTGTCGCTCGCACGCTAAACGCTGATGACTGCCTGCGAATACATCGCCACAAATTACCGCCTCGGCATACTCAGTTGGCCTGTCCACGGTATGTGCTCCACTTGCTTGTTCCTGCATCACTCTTCTCCGCCCTCGGTACATTCTTCGCTCGAGCTGCAGGATTCAGAAACATGCGATCTTCAACTTTTAACAACATGTCACGCAACCGGAGCAGTGCGCCTTGCGTACTCGCAATAGTTTTATATAGTACCACCCTGTCGCTTGCGCTTTCGCATTCATGTGTTTCCGCAGTCATCCTCGCTATGCTCTTTTCTAAGGCATCGATCTCAGATGTCATTATGCAGTAGCGGTTTATTACTGCCTCGTCCATCGCCTCAACATACTCCACAGTCTTATATAGCTTTTTTAACTTCTTAAAAACCTTGAGCGCCACAGGGTCAGCCATCACTTTCTCATCTGCTCGGAAATTCTTTATCCCTGAAGATGCAGCTGCCTCTGCTTTTTTGCGGGCCTCTATCTCAGCCTTTGTTAGATGTTTTTTACCCTCCTGCAGGTGCAGCGCTATCGGTTTTGCTGGCCGTCCTGCCATATTACCACCTCCTGAAGCCCTTGATTTAGGGAGTTTCTGCGCATGAAAACTCGAGTTGCGGTTTTGGCACTCCCTCGAGCATACTTTTTCAACCCCCCTCGGGAGTAAACTTTTCTTTCCACTTTTTTAGCAGCCCATAACAAAGCGCCTTTGCCGCGATCTTATCCATCTGCTCAATGAGACTGTGCGCTGATGCAGTCAACGGTATAAGAGTGTCAATATCTAAGCGCTTCTCCCAGGCGTCTCGTAGCGGCTCGATATGGTGTACCGAATATGCTTGTTCCACCCTGTTCATTTCAAATAATGAATACAGACATAGTCCATGATATTTATAGTGTACCGCTTGCTTTACGGCTGCCCACTCAGGTGACTGATAGAACTCAGCGGTCCGCTTGTCTCTGCGTGTGCTGTCATATAGCTTATGCCTGTCGCTCGTGCAGCCCGGGCACGACACATCGCCGAGCGGTATTAACTTGCTTCTGCACCGCGGACAAAACTTAGTAAGCATAACCACCTCCTCTATGCGCCCGCCCCCACCATGCTTACGGCGCATACTGCCCCAGCGATTTAACGCTGCCACCTAAAATAATCGTCTTTGATTGCTTGATAGAACGGAACGAATTCTTGCTTGAAGCGCTTAACCGTTCCGTCATCATGCACATATATCTCCACAATCCAACCGCCCATCGTTGCGGCAATTCCTTTGCCTCGCATGAATGGCGTCTGTGCTTGGAAGCATCCCGTTTGTATCGCGTGCACATTTCGATACATGATGTACTCAGCTTTATGATAATGTCCGACAGCCAGTATATTCGGTTTCTCGCCGCCGCTCATCGCCTCAATCATCTTCTGCATCTTGTACGAAATCGCGTAGGCTGTTCCGTCAATCGGATGCCTAAGCTCAAGCGTGCAGTTGTCAGTCAGCGAGATAATCGCGCATGATTGTCCAAGGTATTTCATATCCGGTCGCTTCTCTGCAACAGGCTTACCAATATCCATGCCGGCACGCTTAATTAGAGAGTGGTCATGATTGCCGGTTATGAAGTGTGTGGTTATACCGGTACGCTCAGGATATACGCGGACAATCTCATCCACATGGTTGTCCGCGCCTTGCGTGTAGCATTCGTACTTGTGTCCTGGGCGCATCTCTTCGCCCTCATCCATGTCACCGGTATGGTAAACCGTATCAATACCCTCTGCCGCGTAAATATCATATAACGCGTGCAAGTGCGTTATCTGCGTGTATTTCGAGTTAATCTGCGTATCACCCATTAGCCCGAAGCGAATAATCTTCTCACCATGCCAGTCGCACTTAATGTGGTTTTCTTCCGGTACAATCACAGATGATATTTTATATTCACCATTGCTGAGCAGCACGTTGTAACCCTTATCGCTTGTCTCAGCTATAATCGACTTTGCAATGCGCTCAGAAACGCCGACAGCCTTAGCAAGCTTGGTCAGGGTTGTGCCATCATGTAACAGCTTAAGAATGTCGACCGGCTTATTCTGGTATTCCTTTTGACGTCTGATATAGTTTCGGACTCTGTTGTCTCGTACAACCTCAAATGTTTCGTCTGGAAAGTATTCTGTTTGTATTATCCGCGTTATCTCAGACCAGCTTTTCTTATCACGCCAGAGCTGCATTGCCCGTTGTTGCCAGTTCAAGCAGTCACCTCCATGCATATAAAAAGAGCAGCCGGAGCTGCCCTGTTGGGAATAATATATCTTTACAGCTTATAGTATATCATAAAAAAAGGTATTATTTAGTATTAAGTTTCTGCTTTATGGTCGTGTTTATGGTTTTGCAATGAGCCATTGAATAGCTTGTCTGTATCGCAACCTGCCACCATTTCAACCCCTCAACATATCTCGCTCTCATCACCATCGCCTGCTGTTCCGGCAGCTGTTCAATCCACCTATCAACGCCGGCAAGGTGTTCCTCCAGCGCAATGACCTTCGCCGCCAGCTGCCGCTCCAGGCCGTCAAGCCGCGCAACATAGTTCGCTAAATAATCGCGCTGCTCACCTCGCGGCGTCTTGCTCAGCTGCCTGGTTGTCCGTTCAGCCTGGCTGCGGAGCCGGAGAATGCGCTCTTCAAGCGATTCAATCTCGGAGCGGATGCACCGGCAGGCTTGAAGGTCTTGGATGGTCATGTGGCTACCTCGCTTAAATCAGTCTCGCCCAAGCGGACACCATTTAGGTGTTGTACCTGGCCACTGCGCCGCATGTGCAATTTTTCTGGTGCGTGGTGTCGATAAGCAATAATAGCAATATTTTTGCATCGGTCTGCCATCAGCCGTAGCGTTTTCTCCATCAGCAACGCAATAGTACAAGCTATCGCAATCTTTCTCTCCATATTTTTTACACCGTGCCATTGTCTAACCCCCTCCACTCCCAGTTGCTGCACTCCACGCAATCTTTGCATACACAATCTTGCGTACATGTGTTGCACGTATAATCCGATTCTTCACACCTATCATCGGTAATTTCGTGCTTGCAGTTTTCGCAGTCTGAAAGTTTCTTGAGGTCGGCTTTGAGCTTCTCAATCTCATCGTCCTGCTCAATACTGGTTTCGTTCGCCGCAAGCATTACCGTTTTATACTTAGCTATCATCGTGGCTAAGTCGTCAAACCCCTCGTGGGTAACTTGTGCTCTCATCCGCTTCAGCTCATCATGCGCTTCCTGCCATTCCTGCTGCATCGCCTTCACATCTGCTTCAAGCCCTGTAAGCACATTGTCGCGTCTGATGCTTTCAGCGGCAAGTACAGCCAGCTCGCGCCTGTTCCATAACTTAACAACTTCCATCATCGGCTTATCTGCCATGTTGTCGTCAATCGTTGCTGTTCTCGCGCCGCAATTAGTGCATATTACATAATAGATTTCATAATCGCCATCAACCTCTGCTTCACCACCGCAAAACGGGCAAGGTTTAATCTGCATCGCGTCCTCCCATCTTTGCGCCGCATGAGCAGAAAAATTCATCACTTGCGCCCCTGCCCATGCTCTCGCACCATCCGAATCCAACGGAACATCCGGTTGTGTTGTAATGTTTACACTCCACGCACCTCACCACAGGCACAACATCTGCAGCTTCAAATTTCTCAACTAAATCTCTGGCTATATCCTCATCCCTATTGTCATACCAGCATTCGCCAATAATGGCGGTATCAAGTGCATCAGCGTCTATATATTTCATGTTGTACCCCCCAAACGTCTTAATTTCGGTATTTCGGCATTCCTTGTTTTCCGTCCAATTATCAGCGTCCCTGTAATTCCACGCCGCGACCGCCTCGGCCTCATCTTTAAAAATCCAGTCATACCATACGCCGCAATCAGGGCAACCTACATGCCAAGAGTCTTTAGTGCGCCCCGTTATGCGCGTCTTGCCTGTTTCGATATTTATTCCCCCGCAAAACGGGCATTGTTTAATTTCGGTCATTTGTTTTCTCCTTTCAAATCTCCCTGGAGGGTTTGGAGGGTTGGAGGGCTTTTCCTTATCCTTTTACGTATACTAAACAAATATATATATATAAGAGTAGGAAACGCGCCAAACTCTCCTAACCCTCCAGACCCATACTCTTAAAAGTTACTGAATATGGCTTTCTGTCTGCGTTTAGGCGCAATCCGGCGTAGCGCATAAAACCGCCTTCTTTGACCTTGCTAAACCTGCGCGATAGTTCTACTCCAAATTTTGTACTTGTCATTTCGTACTCGTTGTTCTCTCGCGCCCATTGCAGGTATGCTTTAAATAGCGTTGATGCAGTCTCGCTGCCTACACCCACATAGCAGCAATCGTCTATGAACGCGCCAACAACATCCATTTTACTGCGATAGTCCTTTACTGCTTCTAACACGCATCGTGGCATTTCAAGCCCCTCCCGCTGCCACAATAAGCAGCCATCGACAGCCCATTTGAGTATGCCTGGCATTTCGCGCCGCAGCTTAAAGCGCAGCAGCTTGTCAACTTTCTCGTCTGGAATACGTACCGTAAACGGCACTAAGTGAATGCGCCGCCAAATACCATCATCTGTTCCTCGGATAATTGGCCTGTAATTCATACCCATCCACAGCTTGAATTCTGTTTTGAACTCAAATTCGTTTTCGTATTTCTTTGCTGCTGTAACGCGGTCGCCGCCAGTTAGCTGTTTTATTAAACCCTCATTAAGCCGCATTCCATCGCTTGGTTCTACTGATGTTACAAACCGCGCTCCTTTAAGCCGTGCGATGTCGCCGGAAGGGCCTCCCGTGTTATGCTTCACCATCAGCGTTTCAGGCTGCACGTTTACAGCGTAATCGCCCATAATGTCGCCAACCGTATCAAGAAACGTGCTTTTGCCGTTGCGCCCATCGCCGTAGAGGAAGAATGCGCACTGCTCTCGTGTTGAGCCTGTCAGCGAGTAACCGACAGCTTTTTGAATATAACGAATCAGTTCTTTATTTCCGTCAAAAACAGTATTTAGAAAATCATCCCATATCGGGCAGTCTGTTTTGTCCGTGTACTCAACCATGCTCAGTTTCGTCAAATACAGGTTTTTGTCATGCGGCATTAACTCGCCTGTTCTGAGGTTTAATGTGCCGTTTGGTGTGTTCAATAAGTCTGTATGCCGGTCAAGCGTATCTGGCAATATTGATACACGATGCTCGGTTTCACGCAGCATTGCGATTTTGGCGTTGCTTGACCTGCTTCGCTTTTGGTGTTTCGCGAACTGGTCGCTCATCTCGTTTTCGTACAGGTCAGCTTCGGCACCCATCCGCTCGATGACTACATCCGCCATCTGCCGAACGGCTCCCTCGTAATCGTAGAGCCAGCGTCGCCCATCGTAATACAGCCAGCGCTTTGCAACGAACGAATACCGAATAATGTCACCGAACGCGTCTCTCATCCTGTCTGCGTTGCCTGTATCATCAAACGTGTAGCGTTTAGACTCCGGCTTAGGCCTTGACCCGAATGTCACGCCATACAGCTCCTTGGGTTCGTAAACCTTAGTGCAGCTGCGCACAGCTTTAGTTATTGTCAGTGCACCATAAGTGCTGCCGGATTGTTTGCGATTCCACTTGTCGCGCATTAACCCTGACGAGCGGAATATCCTGTCCATTTGTGCTTCATCTTTTCGGCACCAAAATGCAAGCATGTTACAGAAGCTCATATCGGCTTCTGATTGCGAATTAAAGAGCGACTCCCAGTTGCCGCTATAAAGCGCACTGAACGCCTGTCCCTGCTTCGAAGCAATTGCAAGCCTAATAACTTCATCATCCGGAATATCAAGCGCCTGCGCTATGTTTTGCAGCACTGCTTGAGGATTGAACCCGCCGCCGATATACTTCTCGTGAAGCGGTTTAATATCGTTTGTGCAGTCACGTATATCCGTGTATTCAGCAGCTATATTTCCGGTCATAATAAAAAAGCGGCCGTCTGAATACATCTCAACATTTTTACGTCTGCGCCCTTGAGGCGGAAGTGTTCCACGACAAATAATATGCACGCCGCTGCCGGATATGGAATATTCAGAATACGACTGTAATGTGTGGATAAACTCAGCTACAATATTTTGGTCATCGCCATTTCGATAATCAACGATAGCGTCTTGCACATCGTCAATATCTACACCAAATATGCCATTGCCGAACATGAAGCCAACGCCTGAATGTTTCGGGGCTGCCGCAACAGCAGCCTCGAATGACGTCCAGGTATCAGGGTTATTTGATTGCGCTTGTCCGCCGGTTGCAGGGTTGACCGGTATCTTTTTAATCTTGCCAGGACGTGTTTCATCTGGTACACCCTGCCAGCAAACCCATTGTCTCAGCTCGCGCAATTCTTGCGGTATCAGCTCGTACATGCTGCCCCCTTAAAACGGCAATGGCTCAGATGATGAATAAATATCCGCTTTCGGCTCTGTATGTTTATACACATGATTGCATGGTTTATGCATTGTTTCATTAATGTATTTAACGCGTGCATTGGTTCTGCCATCGTATGTATCATGCTCGACTGTTACACGCACGGGCTTGCCAGCAAGGTCTTCACCCCACTTTTGTATGCTTTCGTAATTCTTGCCGTTGGGCAGCCCTGCCGCTTTAGATAAGTTCTGAATTTGCTTGAAGCTATACCCATCACAAGCCAGGTCTTCCGCTGTCGGTTCTTTCTTCTTCCACAGCTTGTGCCAGATGTATGCATTCTGATATGCCTGTTCAACATCATTGCGGATAATAAGCGGAACATTAAAGAAAACAGTGCCGCTCTTGCTTATGTCTTCAAACGCGTCTTTTATTATAACCTCGTATTCCCCTGCCGGAATTAGCTCCGCACTTGAAGCTTGATTGTAATCTATTCCAAAACCCATTTTAGTCCTCCAAAATAATTTTAATTGCATCCTCAGGGCTTCGCGCTACCCCTGCTTTACATCCTCGTGATTTCATTTGTTCTATGAAGTTCAACTGTTCAGGCGTAGGTCTGCCGGTTTTTGTTTTTACTTCAATGAATGCCGCCATGCCGCCATTGCATATAACAAGTAGGTCTGTGAAGCCTCTCGGCAAGCCCGACACCTTGCGCAGATTGATTAAAACCTGCTGCTTGAATTCCTGCGAGAACACTCTCTCGCCCTGCCAGTAATCACCGGCATTTGTTCTAAAAACTGCGCCATGCTTCGATAGCGCAAGCATTATTTGGTTTTGTATATCCTGCTCGGTCAAATCATCCCCCTCGCCTTAGCTTGATAATAAGCCCAGCCCTGCTTATAACCCTTTTTCGCTGCATACACCATAAGCTCCGCGTAACTCGTGCAGTCGCGCGGTGACTGATAGTTCAACACAAATCCCTGTATCCGCTGCAGTTTTGCTTCTTTGATTTCTGCAAGGGTTCTGCTTGCTACCGGATAAACAAATCCGCATTGAGGACAGCTCGGTTCGGGTTTGTGCACAAAAAAGCATTTTGGACATTGTTTAATCTTTATACCGGATAGTGCTTTCTGTTTTTTCTTTGCTGGCGCAAGCTCCCAGGTTCGCTCTGTATCCGGAAGCCCATGCCTTGCATAGTTGCCCACATGGTCGATGATGATTGCCGTCTTATTCGGCTCGTACCGCATACAGCGCATTGACTGTTGTGTAAATAATGTCAGCGATTGTGTTGGTCTGAGTAGAATCGCGCACGAGCAATCCGGTACATCAAAACCCTCGGAAATTAGGTCAACATTACACAAAACTTTGGTATGTCCAGCCCTGAAGCTCTCAATAATCTCGCTGCGCAGTTGCTTCGGCGTCTCTCCATCAATATGGGCTGAGGTGATACCTGCCTGCTTAAACTCGTCTGCCATGCGTTTAGACAGTACGATTGACGGACAATAGCATATTGCTTTCTGACCAGCTGCAAGCTGTTGATAGTGTCTCACTGCATCACCATAGATTGAAGGCTTTGAAAGTCGCACAGCAACCTCAGCCGCATCGAACTCGCCTGCGCGGACGCGCACGCCTGACATATCAGCGAGTGTTGGGGCATAATACTCGAACGGCGCCAGATACTTATTGTCAATGAGCCAGCGTGTGCCTACGCCGATAATCAGCTTGTCGTTTATATCGCCGAGTCCGCCACCATTAAGTCGCACAGGCGTCGCTGTCACACCCACACAAAGTACGCTTGGCCAGTGCGCATAAATGCGCTTGTAGCTGTTTGCGAGGCAGTGATGATTTTCATCTGTGATTATCAAGTCAGGCGTTTGCATTTTCGCCAGCCTGCGCGTAACCGTCTGCACCATGCCAATATGACATAAGTCCATATTCACGCTTGCCTCACGGAATGTTGTTTCAATCTGGTCACATAGCTCCTGCCGATGCACAAGAAACAATACCCGATTTTGTTTTGCGGTTGCGGCGCGAGCCATTTCCGCAACGATTACAGACTTACCCGCGCCGCATGGTGCAACGATGCAAGGGCGTTTATATCCCTGCCTGTACGCCTCTCTGGTAGCGTTCAGAATGTCGGTTTGATATGGTCTAAGCAATATCACGATAATCAACCGGCTCAGTCAGCGTCTTGGTTGCACGGCAATAATCGCAGTGCTCGCAGCGTGTTGGCTCTACTTCGCCGTGTTTAATCGCCTGGTATCGTGGCGCGAGCTCTCGCACAAACATAATTCTTTCATCAAGTACATCATCCGGTATGCTGATAACTGCAAGGTCAGGTTCGTCCTGTTTTGTTGCTGCCGCTAAGTAAAACGGCAAGCCGTTTCCCTCAACTTCGCGATAAACCGCACCCTGGATGTCATACCCCCACACCTCAGCAAACGGGCGTTTTGCACCATCTTTCCAAACAGGCTCAAAGTCACGCATGACCTTTTGGTCAACAATCGCCTTGCCAGGATGCAGCACATCAATTTTAATCTTGAACGGAACCCCAGCAATTTCGCCTATGCGTATTACCTGTTTTTCGCCGGCCATGTATTTCATATAAAACGCGTCTCGCTCCATGCGCTCAATGATTTTTAGCGCATGACGGAACTCGGATTTCAATCCGCCGCCCTTGAGCATAATTTCGGGATGCTGCGCTGTGAACACATCCAGAGCGCCTGAGAAATGCGCATCAACATAGCTGCCAACGAGCATTGCTGTTGTTATTTCCTTTTGCCACTCACCCTTTACTTGAGCGAGGGCTGCAGCTTCGCAGCGTGTAAACTCCAGAAACTGCGATGCACCCATGTACGCAAGAGAGGATTCTGGAGAGTGATAGTTTGATTCTGTTATCATAAAACGTCCTCCACTGTTCTGCGCTTAGATATGTCTTCCTGCTCTTCCACTGTGCTCATGCCCATAAGCGCTTCAGGGCAATGGACGCGAGCAAAAAATGCGGCAGCACGGTATGCAAGCATAAGCTCGGGCATGGTCTTCCATTTAGAGCCCGATTTGTCGTGCCAGCCTTCCTTCTTCGCCATTTCGATAGTAACCTCAACGCCCTCAACGGTTTCGCCGGTTGTGCGGCGTATAGCGCGGATAAAGCAGCCGCGGCTGTCCGTACCCTTACTACCTGTGTATATAGTTTCGACCTGTGTGAACTTGCCGCAGTTTTCAATCAGCATTTTACACGCTTGCCCTGACCAGCTTGGACGGCCGTTAACAACATATAGGTTCTGCATAACCACAAGCGGTGTTAACCCGATGCGGTTTGCCATATCAAGTGCAATCAAACAGTTGTCCGGCCGCCGTTGGTACGTTGCCGGTACGAGTGTTGACTGTGAGAGCGCCATAGCGCCCCTCAGTGCGGTTTCAAAAGCGGCTTTGTCCTGCCACACACTTTGCATATCGGCAACAGCCTCCGGCACAAGCGGCTGCTCCTGCGGTATCAGTTCGTTATTCATAAATTACTTACCTCCAATCTTGTCATCACCCACGGACAATCGTGTGCCAATTCCACGGCCTGCCTTGAAGCGAACGGCCTGTCCAGCCCCATTACGACCATCAGCCCATTGATTACATGGCTGTCGAATAGTCGGTTTGGCTCAAGAAAATGCGCGTTTGCTGCATTGGATACATACACCACATACTTGCGCCCCCAGACCAGCTGCGTTGCGAAGCCGCCGACCAGCCTGGACGCTTCCGCCGGTGTTAGCGTGTCGATGCGCCCGATGGGTTCACCTGGACGGAAGATAACGGCATACTGACCGTTTGCTTGCCTATCGTCAAACATTAGCAGCCTCCTTTGCGTACCGCGCAGCCGCGAGGATGTTCTCCACGTCCCACCAGCTGATATTTTCGTAGCCCCACGCTTGTAAAATCTTCACCGTGCGGGTATACTGATATTGATTAATATCCCTGCGCTGCGTTGGTTTGCCAGAACCGTGCGGCGCTTTTTTCTTGCGGGTCATTGCGCTTCCTCCTTTATCAGCTCCAATGCGCTCTGCAGCTGCTCATCGCCGAGCGGTGTGTGTAGCAGCTTGTCCGTAGCTGCAAGCACCTGCTTCAACACAGCTCGTATAATACTCTGATGCCTATACCACTCTTTTCTAACTACGCTCTCTGCACGATACCGCTCCGCCTCAGCCGCGAAGTCATTCGCATCGAGCAGCAGCGCTTTAGCCAGAATCAGCACTGCTTCGCTGACCGTGTGCTCCGGTGTCTTCTGCCATCTACGCTCTGCTGAGTCCTGAGAAGAGCGTAGGAGTTCGATTAGTCGCATGCGTTACCTCCTACTAAGATGTTGTAGTGATGCACACTCATTTTCTTTGTCATCGCCCTTAAGGCTTCTTCTATGGCTCCCGGACTGTATACCCAGTCAGGCAGGAGGCATATCTCCTGGCACTCGTCCAGCATCGCGCAGCTCATCCGCATGTACTGGTCGTAGGTGAAGCCCACCGATGGGAGCAGCGCAGGGTTCACAACGATGTAGCCCATTTCTGCCAGTTTCTCTGCGGCAGCCGCGAACTTCGCCTTGTATGCAGGGTCGCCTGTGATTTTACCGGCGAGGTAAATTGTTTTACTCATCCGCTGTACCTCCCTCCCCGCCCAATCAGGCGGCCTTTGCGTTCCCTTTCTTCCCTCACAACCCTCTCATACAGCGCCTGTCCGTCCAACTCACCCATCAACATTGCGCCCCACTCGCCGCAAAGGAAACGCTTAATCTGCATCTGCAGCGCCCGCGGCGTTGTGTTTTTGGGGTAGCCCGCTGGTACCTTGTAGCGAAGTGCATACCGCAAGTCATCAACCGCCTGAACGACAATCGCGTGCCTGAGAGCTTCCCACGGGTCACATTTCGGTGGGTGCAGCCGCGTTTCGTTGCTCATCGCTCAACCCTCCTTGCCCCGCGCTCTGCGAGTCGTACCCATGCAGGGTGCATGTCCAAGGCGCAGGCGAGGAAGAGTAGAATAATAAGAACTATAATTGGCATGGGTTGTCCTCCTTTCTGCACTACTC